AACAGGTGCTACTGGATTGATGTCTAAGCTTTTACTCCAACCACGAAGACGATCATATGGAAATACTTCTTTCTTTTCTGCACATCCAGCCAAACGATCCAACCAAACATCAACACTGGAGTTATTACCAATTGCCCTTATTCCGAGATCCGTATTGAATGGACTTGTCCACAAATAATTATAGTAATAATCCAATCCACGAAGGTTATTATCCTTGTATCGATTAGGCATGCTATTACTACCATAGCACATATTACCACCATCATAGGTGTTAGGAAATGGCAACAAGAAGATCCTATCCTCAGAACTAATCTCATTTATGAATGTACGAGGTAATTTTGAAATAGGAGCATCAGTACAGAAGTATTTAGTACTTGTGATAATCCAGTCCTCACGTTCACGTACCATCATATGACTGATGATGATATTTGGAGCAACGACTTCCATTTTTCTATCAAAGAATAGAAGAGGTTTAATAGTAGTTGGGTAATAACAGCTCAGTCGTAGTTCTTTAGCGCCTTGACTTATAAAGAACATATTTGAAGGAGGTAACATACCATTGATTTCTGCTTGACTGGTATCGTTCATACTCTTAACAAGAATATCACGAAAATCTTTATAAGATATTTGTTTACCACGAACACCTTTTCCGCTGTCCATCTCAATATAATCTTTAAACATCTTTAAAGAAATATACTCAGATATTATTAGATTAGTGTCATCAGATAGATGTTGTTCTAATACTTGATCAAATGAAGGAGCTGAAATTGGAGCAGAAGCAGCAGTGATAGTCGGTTCAGTAACAACTTGAGAAGACTGAGATAACAAACCAGTCAAATCCGAAACTGAAGAAGCGAGTTGAAATTGTGGTATTGTCATACAAAATTCATTTCAAAATTGTTAGGATCGTAATAAACTTTAGTCAATAATAATTGACCATTTATTACCCCAAGGGGAACTGAAGTGAAATTAGGAATTTCAAAATTAGTCATATCAAAACTTAATTTACTTAATATATCAATTTCATTTTCAGTTTGGATTTCCCCAATGGAATATAATTTCTCAAAAGATTCTCTTGGTGATTGAATAATATCAGGAATCTGATTTAGACTTGAATTCATAAGCTGGAGATTCATAATATGCCTTTCTACTTAAAGTTGTAAAAACCTTTATGATCTTATCTAAATGCATAAAAAGTTTGACTGGAGAATATCGATAGGATTCACGAAGGTTATGCCCACGATTACCCATGATAGTTATATGGGTCCAACGACCAGTAGAATAAAATTCATCTGTTTCTGGACTTGGATTTTCACGAATAGTGTTATGATACTCTTCATCACTAGCTTTCCATGCCACAAAAAAGAAACTAAAACTTATTACATAGCAATGTCTTATTTCAGCTTTCCTTTGAGCTTCCTCTAACAAACTATACGCAGCATGAGAATCACCACTATGAAATCTCAAGCTACGTTCAGCTTTTACCCTAATCGGAATATAATGTTTCCTACAAATGTAGTTAAGATATCGTTCATATCGTAATACCCATTTCAGTCTCTTCATTGTTGCTAAAACAGCATTACACAAAGAACTATTATTAGCAGTTTCATAACTGGTGTATTTTCGCCTGTAATCTACACCCGCACTTGCCCAATCAAATTCTCTAAAATCATAAGAAATATAAGGAGAATCGAGTGTGATTTTAAAGTTATCCCTATTTTCTACTTGTAAGAACTCAACCTTCAAGAATGACAAATATGGAATAAGCTTTATTAAATGTTTATTAAAAATACTCTTAAGTTTACCAATTGTTTTTCGGCTCGTATTAATATCCATGCCCAAATAAAATTCGTGTTTAAGAGTTCTAGGAACTAGTCCTAAATCAATCATTCGTTTGTTGCAGTAACCAACGAGCTTCCTTTGTGCAGCGTTTTTCATGCTTTGGTAGAAGCTATGAATAATAACAATCGCACTAGAAGTTCTCATTTTTTCCATTTGCATAATAGATTCCTGAGCTAACTAAAAAAAACAGACGAGTCATGTAACTCGTCTGTCAGCTTATCTAACAGAAGTTAGATTAGCCCTTTGTACCAGTGCGTGGGCTAAAGGTAACAATGCGGACATTGCCCAAGCCATCACGGAACTCGTAACGTTCGGTGAATGTCATGTTAGCCAGACCTGGGATAGACGCACCGTATGCAGCTACCAGTTGTTGTGGACTCATATCACCAGGAACCTGGTAGTCAGAATCAGTAGTAGTCAGAATCAGTTCGGTACGTACGACGTTATTTGCCATTTTATTGCTTTCGTTATTTAACATTAATGTAAAAAATTATAAGGTTGATTCGGCTATTAATCTTCCTTACAATTCTGTTATACCATAGATACCTAAAATATTGAATTTATACAACTTGAATAATGTGTTAAACTGAGCGTATGAGTACTTTACCAAATAAGATAATAAAACTTAGACCTTCAGACTTCGCAAAGAGTGTTTTGCAGTTAAAAGGTCAACCTTTAGATTTAGAGGAATACAAACCTTTCGAGTTAATTTATAACATCGCTCCTCCAGAGTTAGTTATTAAAGCGGGACGACAAGTAGGTAAATCTGTATCCCTAGGAGGATCGATCGTATCCAATGCTGTTATTCGCCCGTACTTTAATACCCTATATGTAGCACCACTATCAGTACAAACTTCTCGTTTTTCTTCAACATATATTGATCCATTCTTAAACTCACCTCTCGTTAAAAAACACTATCTAGATGCTACATCTAAAAAGAACGTGTTTGAGAAGTCACTTAATAATGGATCACGCATCTTTTTATCCTATGCAGAAACTGAACAAGACGCTGATAGAATTCGTGGAGCCTCAGCTGACTTAGTATTAGTCGATGAGGTTCAAGACGTTAGTATGGACGCACTACCAATTTTGTACGAAACAATGGCAGCGTCCAACCATTCATTTAAAAGATTAACAGGCACAGCTAAAACTGAGAATAATACTCTTGAGCATAGTTGGAAGCGAAGTAATATGCTTGAATGGGTAGTTAAATGTACTGGATGTAACAAACATAGCATACCTAATGATTTCAAATCTTGTACCAAAATAATGAGTAACCTTGAAGGTCCTCAATGTGTACATTGTGGTAAGTTATTAGATATGAAGACTGGGGTATGGATAGCTGCTAAACCTCATATCAGAGACGTTATAGGATTTCATATACCTCAGTTTATCATACCAGCCCGTACAAGAACTAAAAAATGGAAAGAATTAAGAACTAAGGCATTTGGTGCCGAAGGTAACAAAGGTTATTCAGCTCAAAAATTAGCTAATGAGGTTTATGGACTTGCCTCAGGAGTTGGTGGCCGTATTCTTACTCTTAAAGAAGTTATGGATTGTTGTGATATTAACAGAACCAAATTTGATACTTGTTTTCCTTATGATGATCGTAAAATCTACATGACAACTATTGGAGTAGATTGGAGTACTTCTGGTTCGACAAAGAGTTATACTGTTATTACAGTACTAGGTTATGACTATAGTGGTAAATGTTACGTACTTTATTCTCAACGCATAGACGGAGTTGATATTCTAGAACAAGTAGCACGAGTTGAACAACTATACCACCAGTTTGATTGTAGTATGATTGGTTCTGATCGGGGTGTTGGTGTGTTACAAGGCCAATTAATGAAACAACATATTGGTGAAGACAAAGTTGTTATGGTTAACTATGTAGCAGCTAAAGCTTACTTACGTTGGGATAAAACAGCTGGATATTATGCTGCTGATCGTACAATGAATATTGACACTGTGGTTGTTAAAGCTAAGATGGGTCCTAAAATGTTTAGTACGCCTTGCTGGACTTTAATGGCTGAATTTTGGGATGATGCTTTGAATCTATATGAAGAAGAGAGTCATTCCGGAAGGCGCTTGTATAGAAAAGATGAAGACTTGACAGATGATTGGTTACACTCAGTCGTGTTTGCTAATATCGCTGCTCAAGTAGTTAAAGGTGAATTTGTTAGCGTTGATGAGACTCCATCAGCTCACTCAGCGTTTGACTTGTCCCAATATTTGTAATAGAATAGTAATTATTATTAAGGATTAGAAATGCCCGAATTCGAACTACCACCAACCGAGACAACAATTCCAGATACTAAAAAAGGAAAAGTTGCTTCTAAAGCTGAAACTAAAGAAGAAATTCCTGAAGAGAAAAAATCTCTTTTCAAGGAAGAAGACTTGCTTAAAATTTTTGATGAGATCATCTTCGCTGGTGAATACTCGGAAGACGTTGTAATCAAAGGCAAACTCAGAGTTAAATACAAAACTAGAACAGCGCAAGAAACAGAAGAAATCACTTCTAAACTTGATTCCACAACGGCTAACTTGGTTTCAACGTTCCAAGAGAAACGTCTACTACTAAATCTTCATTACTCTTTGATTTCGTATCAAGGTAAAGATCTGTCTGGTATGAAAGTCGAAGATCGTGCTAAGGTCATTAATCAAATGCCTACTCCGATCGTGGCTTCGCTTATCAACGCTTTACAACGTTTTGATACTAAAGTATATGAAGCCTGTAAAGAAGGCGAAGAAAATTTTTAAAACGCCCAGCTTCGGTTCAACGAATGAAGCTGTTTCTCACTGGCATAAAACTACCGAAGCTGGGATCCCTACAGGATAGAATCATTCGTCAACACATGACGAGCGAATCTCAGAAAGAAACAAAAAAAGTTCAGTTCCTTGCGTTGTTAGCTATCAATTCAGTTAGTACAGCTGATGTAAGTAGTACTACAGAGTGGGAAAAGAAAGTTAAAAACTTATGGACTAGTTATCTTGGTTTAGAATATGGTGTTGAAATACCTGAAGATAACGATAAAGAAATAGAGATGATGGAATATTATCAGAGCACTGTTAAAAACCTGAAAGCTCAATTAAGTATGAAAGCTGGGCAATTGACAGTAACAGGACTTGATAAACTCAAAGCGTAACAAAGAAAAGGCTAGAATTTGTTCTAGCCTTTTTTACATACGCCTAAAATACCTCTAGCAAACTTAACTATGAGCACAACCAATGTTTGGTAATCCCGATATAAGCGCAACACCAGTCTCCGATATTTACGCTTCACAAGCTAACGTATACGGTAACTCTTTCCAAAATCCGATGAATCCTGCCAACCAAAATTCTGGTTGGAATATCGATCCATCTTTGCTTAGCCCAAGCTATACTGCACCGTATCGTCCTCAATATCAAGGCCCAAACGGGGCTAGTAGATATGGTCATACAGGTTTCTTTGGAGGTCTAAGGCAATTAAGCCCAACGTCACAAGATGTGATGTGGGGTAATCCTATTATGCAACAACAGCAAGCTATCGAAGACGTTAGTTCTCGTCCATTCGATGCTTTAGCCTGGACCACTCAACGTATAGCTTTACCTATTGCTGGATTTACTGCTGCCCGTCATATTACTAAGGGGTTAGGTCTTGGTTGGGGTATGGGTAGTCGATTTGGTGCTGGTCTTGGTAGTGGACTAGCCTCAGGATTTGGAGCAACTGCTCCTAGTTTTGGTGGATTTGCAGGCACTGCCAAAGGTTTAGGAAAAGCTTACCAAGCAGGAGGTATGTGGGGAGCTGCAGCTTCTGCATATACTGACGTTGGATTCAAAGGAGCTATGAATTTAGCTGCTCGTGGAGTTATGGGAACAGCCTTTGGTGCGGTGGCTTCACTAGCGGTTCCTTTAGTTATTGGCCAAGGATTAACGTATGGTGCTGAAAAAGGATTAATTGATCCTTATATAAACACTCGTGTTTCAAGTAAAAATCTTCGTGAAAATTTCGCTGGTATTACTTTTGGAGATGCTGAAGGTAATGCAGTGACCGGTGGTGGATTGAGTAATAGCGAAAGCTATAAAATGGCTCAACAGATAACCCACGCTGGTATTTCTGATATGACGTTCTCAAATACTCAGTATCGTCAAGGTGCTGACATGATGGGCCGTGCTGGACTCATGGACAATATTGGTTCTAAAGACATTGTTAAACGTGTCAAAGACAGTATGGACCAAGTCAAACTTATTATGGCAATTGCTAATATGCCAGAAATGAAAGATGCTATTGAGCAATTAGCTAAATTACAGCAAGCAGGTGCTTCTATTGCTGGAGGAACTTCATCTACTGCGTCTTCTACTATGCGTATTCTTGGTGGTCACGCAGCTATGGCAGGTACTAGTGTTCAGAGAATGATGAACACCGTAGGAGCTCAAGGACAGTATTTATACTCAGCCAATGGTATGACCCCTTACCTTGGACAAATAGCAGCCGCTGGGGCCTATTCAAGCCTTGCAGCAGGCCAACGCATGGGCTTGTTATCTACTGAGCAGATTGCTCGTATGGGTGGACTAGAAGGTGCTACTCAAGCCTCATTAACTGGGCAAATAAATATGTCCCAAACACTGTTTAACAAAATGGCATTACACAACTCTTTCCTAGGTGGAGGTAAGGGTGGAAGCGCATATGGTAATCAAGAAGATACCATGAGTATTACTAGTAAATTCAGTGAGAATATGGTTGCAGATCCCCTAGGAACATATGGGGGCATGATGCTGCATAGCCGTCAAATGGCTGGTAAACAAATAGAAGAACGTGGTTCGTTAGCTGTGGATGACCAAGTCTATGCACTGGCTAAAAATCATCCTCAAGTCTTTGATAAGAATGGGAAAATTTCTTTGGAACGTGCAGTGCCCTTCATGCTGCAAGCCAATATGAGTGAGGATCAAATTCAAGCATATGCTGCTCAACGTCTCACAGAAACGGATCCTAAATTACAAAGTGCTAAACAAAAAGCATTGGATCGTAACCGTGAGGAACAACTTCGTGAAACGATTTCCCAACAAGGGACATACGGTGGCCCTATCGGAAGTTCAATTTACGCTTTAAGAAAAGGTGGCCGTGCTGTAGTTAATGGGGTGTCTGGTACAGTAGTAGATCCAGTGACATCAGTTATTGGTACCTTTGGTGATGCTATTCAAAGAACTACTGACTGGGCTGTGTTTGGTACGACTTTAGAAAAGAATAAAAATGAAAGTATTAATGATTACTTAACAGACCCTTCTTCTAAAATGCTTGAAAACAAAGATCTTAAAGTCTTTGATATGAAGAAATTTAACGAAGGATTAGGAACTTTTAACAAAACAGTTAGAGGCGGAGATGTAATCAAAGTTAATAAAACTTCTCCTCATGCCGAGTTAGCTGAAAAGCTTAATGACCTGGCAATTAGACAAAATAACCAAGGCGCTAAAAACTATTTCCAAGCTGAAACTAAAGAAGAAAGAAGTGCTGCCCTTAAAAAGGTTATGGCATCTGGGGATCTTGGAGATGTTTTAACTTCGCAATACTCTGGATTCGAATCAAGAGCAAACTTAGATGACTTTTTGGAATCTCGTCAAAAATCTGTGGATACAACAGATAGAGGCATGCGTATTATTGGTCGATTTGGAGGATCAAGTGGCCCTGTCAAAGAAGCTAAAGTATCTGCTTCTGAGAAATTACAGAAGTTAAAAAATGATTTGAGCCTTGCGTCAGGTATGACAGGAGAAATTCCTGAAACAATGCAGGCTGCTGGTTTGGCGTACAAGATATGGGGTAAAACTGAATCTGGGGACATCAATCCTAATATGAGTGACACTGATTTAGCTAAAGATTCTGATGTTGCTGAATACGCTAAGTTAACTGGAAGTAAAGTTAACGGAGATTTGATTACTAAAGCTAGAGCTGCTGGAGTACAAAACTATAAAGCGGGACTAGAAGGAGTGACTACCACTGCTGCTGGTATGAATCGCAAAGATTACAAAACTAATGATGATTTCTTAAAAGCAGTTAACGAAAAGAACGGTAGAATATATGGTATTGCTAAGAAAAATGCGGATAGCATTGATTCTAAAGAAGCTTATAATGAGTCACAAATAGACGTTAACATTGCTAGACAAAAACAACATATTTCCCAATTGCTAAAAGAAGGTCGTATCGACGTTAGTAGTGCTCAGAATAGTATTAATGCTATTGATCAAGGCAGAGCTATTGACAAATTTAGTAAAGCAGTTGATAGATTTGATGTTACGGTTAATAAAGATAATAAAAAACCTACTTTCCTTAATTCTAGTCCTGGTGAAGTTAAGGATAGGATTCTGGGTAAAGTTAAAAGTAGCGATTCTAAATAAAAGATTATCATAAATCATGGCCAGAATTATACCTTCCCAATCTCCCGAAAAGTTTCTACCTAAATTTGTAGAAATGACTCCATATCAGATTTACCTTAACCAGGTTAAATCTGCTATTGAACCTATCCGTTTTGCTAGACAGAACATGGATTACTTTCCACCACAACTTGGGGGATTATCTGGACAACGTAACACTCTTACGGAAGCCGTTGTACTACAACTAATTGAATTTGAGATTAAATAATGCCTAGTTTTGACCTACCTTTTTTAAACAGTTCTGTAACTAACAACATTAGTAGTGCGATCACGTCTTTAACTAGTACAAGTTCAGTTATTAACTCTGTTGCTGGACTGCTAGGGTCTAGCCCATCTAATGCTACCAACACTAGTGCTCCATTGGCGTTCACTATCGATCAACAAGAACGTTTATTCACAACTCGTAGTCGTCAAGTACTACTTGATGATACACATGGTAATCGTGGACAACGTAGTTATATAAAATTATTAACGAGTGATCCTTCCAAAGCTTTTGATCGTCATACCGAACATGCTGATGCTAAACCTACAAGTTTAGGTACATCCCGCAAAGGAGTACTATCGGATGCTATTACTGGAGGAACGTTTGGGGGATATGCGGATTTTTTACTAACTGATATTCAAGGTTCCTTCGATGAGAAAATTCAAATAGTAGAGGTATTTGGAGATGCTGAAGTCGTATACTACTTTGGTAGACAGCCTATCATGCTTCAGATGTCCGGAATTCTTATAGATTCTGCGGACAACAATTGGTTTGTCGAGTGGATAGAGATGTATTCCCATGTATTACGTGGTACCCAATTGGCTCGTAACTATGAATTGATCAAGATTGTGACACCCAATATGTCAATGATCGGTACAATTACGAGAATGGGTTGGAATCAGAATGCTGCTCGTGATGTAGATATTCCTTTTAACTTTACATTTTTAGTTAAACAGATTATACCAATGCCTATTATTGGCTCAGGTCGTCCTTTAACTAAAGACGCAATTGTAAACGCAAATAAGGCTGAAACTTTTAAAACCCAATCACAAATTGTTAGCCAAAAAACTGCCTTAAGCAAATTAGCTGCTGTAATTCAAAACCCTATTTCAACTATAAAAGACTATTCTTCTGCATTGATTTCAAATACCATCTTAGGGGGTATTGGATTATCAACGCCTAGTTTAGGGAGTATAATTAATGGTGGGACATCTAGCTTCTTATCTAAAGGTATTGATAGCTTAACAGCTGGAATCAGTTCTACTACTAGTAGCAATGGTAATATTTTTTCTAATGTTACTTCTAACTTAGCAGGGATTAGAGCAAGTTTGTTTTCTCCGGTATATGGAGTACTAAGTTCACTAACCAAACTTATTAAGAGTGTAGGTGGTAATAGCGCAGGAATTATTAGTTCATTTACCAATCCAGTAAGAGATATTCTTCGTGATATCCGTAATATTTCTAACCAAGCTATTGGTGTGGTTAATCTTATAAATGGTACTATTCATAACGCTGCCAATACTTCACATAATTTAGATGCCGATCTTCGTTCAACTTTGGCGTTATTAAAGAAAACTGGAGGAGTCATATCCACTGCTCCCCAGACTATTACGTCTAATCTAAGAGATATGGTTAACGCTGGTAAGTTACCTGCTACCGTAGGATTCTTGCAAAATAATAATAGATCGATTATTATCGGTTCTTCATCACATACTAGTTCCAAATTAGTTTTACTAAATTCTGGACCTAGACACTCGGCTGAACAAGGAGCCAAATTATGAGAACCTACGCAGGCACTCTTCTATTAGAAGATATTTTTGATTATATTCCGACTACTAACGCAGATATTTATAATCTGGGATTAGCCGTTTTTGAACCTAATATACTCGTAGTAGAAAATAATTGCCATACAACGTTAGGCAAATTTCAAACTATAGATTTTGAAGCAGAAGGACTAACGGAATTATCCACGGAAACTGTATTAAGTTATAACCGTATAACCACATTACTATCTCAAGGAATCTACTCGGCTGCAACTAGACATTCAAGTACCTGTATTTCTAAAGGGGGAATTTGTGTACGTTGTTACAAAGCAACGTATCCAGATAAAAGTGTACCAGCAGTTAATGATCGTGTTACTTTAAAGCCTGAGTATCTTGTCAATGCTGAAATTATACGAGCGACTCCTACCAATAATATTTACAGTTTAGTTACGGATTCAGCTCAATACGATAAATACAATGTATTTCTAGCAGGTGTTTTGTTGGTAAATGGTACAGACTATAGTATTACGGGTAACACTTTAACTCTTAGTGTTACAATTGCTTCCGAAACTAATTTAGTTATTCGTTTTTTACGTATAGATCGTCGCCCCTTTTTGAGTTGGCTTTCAACAACGTATGCTGGAGCATTATTGGGAATGAAACCTTTAGTAGGAGAACAGTTACCTATTCGTCCATTGTTTTTAGCTTCCACATTGACTGAAAATAGGTTACAATCCATTAGCGAACTTATAAAAGCTTCTGGCAAAATACCCATTGACTATACTGAGTATAGTGATCTTATTAAAGATCCTCTAGAAAAAGCTTTATACATGTTAGCTATTTTCTCGATCTATTATAATGTCACTTCTTAATCTACTAACTGATAAAATTACTTCATCTGTACTCTCTAATAACAGAGCTATCTCTAGTTATACTAGTACAAGTTTTGCTCAAGCAAACACTTCACTTTCTCAAATTTATCAAGATGTAGGTTTGTCTACTCAAAGATCCGCAGCCGCTTCTGGAGTTAACGACCAGGTATTATATTCTCCTGTGAACAACATGAGAAATTTTGCCTTATCTAATGACTCCATCAATGCTAGTTCAATTAATAAAGCGGCTGATAAAGCTATTGCAGGTATTGATTCTTCTGCTCTTTCTGCTTTACCTGGAGCTGATAATAGTCTGTATGACATTCAAAAAGCATCTAGAGATTCTATAGGTTTTGGAGTTAATAGTTTTGGTACTGATTTACAAAAAATTAATCCAACTATTACAGGCGGAGCTACAGGCATTGGTCTGTCTAGTTTAGAAAGTGTTGGTCGTCAAAGTGATTCTATGTGTACAGCTGCGTATGCTGCTGCTACCGGATCAGCTAATGATACTGTTTCAGCTATTAATAACACTATAGCTGACAAGGCCCAATCTTCCATAGCTGCCATACCTACCAGTATAACTAAATTACCCAATTTGGATTTACTTACCGGTGCAGTTATTCCTTCGGTAACTAAAGGAAGTACAACTTCTACTGCAGAAGATCCAGCACCTACTGGTCAAAATACTACCGATGTAATCAACCAAGAAGTAAAAATATACGTTGAAGGAGTTCAAATTCCTTTTGAGAGCTGCTCCGTAACTCAATCTATTGGTAATCTACCTTCTGCTGTATTCCAAATTCCACCTCAAGCTGGACTCATGGACATAGCACGTTATTACCAACCTAAAGTCCATATTTTTTATACTGATGCCAATACTGGTGGGGATCGCCTACTATTTTGGGGTCATATCATTGCTGTTAACTATGCTCGTTCCCAGCAAAATCAATTTGCAACTATTTCGTTTACTTGTGCTCATAAAAATGCTTTAATGCAACAAGTAACATTTGAGTGGAGTGCTGGAGGAGCAGATCATACTACATCAGGACGTACTCTAACGGATAATAATCCTGATCAAGCCACGGTTCAATTCCATAACTTTAATTCTGAACTTACTATTATTCAGGCGCTACAAGGAATTACCGGACCTCAGGCTAAGGCTGAAGACTTGATATCTGTGACTAACACTGATGTTATTAAAGCTGATCCGACTAAGCTGGATGCCAGATTTAAAGATTTCGAATCCCGTTTAATTGGAATGCCATCTGTCGTCATTAATTTATGGAACCAAGTAAAGAAAGAAGTTTTCGCTAACGAAAAACTAAACCTTATTTTTTCTAAAATGTATTTACCATTGGTTGAAGATGGATTGGCATTCTTCGATAGACTAGCTGGCCACGATTTTCTGGAAACTCAGATTCAGCAAACTAAGCAAGAGCATTGTAACGACCATGCTAAACCAGAAGCTAGTAAATATCCAACTATGTTACCTCCATCATATCGCATGGATATACTTAGTGCTAACCAAACACAAATGGTTGTTAATAGTTTGACTTCATCTCTTGGATTTAGCGGAGAACTAATGAGTTTTTATGATCTGTTTTTGAATTTCTACTTTAATGTAGAATACGATATGATCACCTTGGCTAGTCCTTCGGAAGTACCTATAAATCCCAAATCGACTGCAAATTTAGATGATCCTACCACTTGGAGAGCTCAAAAAAGAATGGCGATCGAGACGGTGATTAAACCTCAGATTCCTTTTTATTATGCTCCTATATGTAATGTATTATTACCTAACATGTTCCATACTATTACTGTAGATCAACAAGAGGCTAGCATTCCTACTCGTATTACAGCGTTTAGTACTGCATCTAGTGCTATCAGTAATAATCCGTCAGCCATAGGATTAAATTATCGTTCTCCACAATCTATTAGAGAAGCTATAGCTATCGGTAGACAACTTATTATTGGAGACGATGGTAATGGTGGAACTCTGCGTAATACAACTGCTAGTTCATTTAACATACCCGGTAAATATGAACTTGGTCGTGGTATTAAACATCACAAAATTACGATGCCTAACTGGCTTGCTCAATTCGCAGCGGGAGCAAATGAAAAACGTTCAGCTAAGGATGATGAAACTTATCCGGTAGCAGGTTCTCTTGGAGATAAAAATCTGCAAGATCTGAAAGCTGCTTGGATTGATCGTTATGGATATTCAGCTACCAGTGCTACTGGAGGTGGTGGCACAGCTGAGGGAGAAGCTCGTAGAAATAAACTTAATCCTTACGCCTCTGAAAGTGAAATCATGGCTTATGAGCGTTTGTTATTTGCATCATCAGACTACGAGTTTACTAAATCAGTAGTTAATAGTAAAACAGGTATGGTTGAATGTTTGTTTAATCCCTATATTGTTCCAGGATATCCAATGGATATTATTGAGAAAAGTCCTAACCATCCTAGTTTTCATGCAATGTGTGGATCTGTTACCCATTCGATATCTTCTAGAGATATAACAACAACCATTAGTTTCTTAGCAGCTATTACTTATACAGAAATGAGTAACTATTTTATTCAACCTACCCATCCTTGGTTACAAACTTCTCTTAAAATGTTAAATGTATCCAGAAGTGGAACTGATACTTCTACTTCCAATGATCTCTTAGGAACAAGTAGTGGTGATGCTTTATTTTCTCCAGAACAAGCCCAAGCTGACTTACTTGCTCAATCACAATCTGATGCTAGTACCAAATATGGTCTTAAAGCTAATCCTAGTTTTGATGGAACATCAGGAACTGTAGAAAGTATTAACCAAAGTATCATAGGTAATACTAGAGCTAAAGCTGTTGCTGATCAATTCTATAAAAGTGTATTTGGAGTTGGAGCAGCTGAACCCAGTTTTATTTTTGACTTTAGTTTAGGTACGGCTTCAGCTGTAAATCGTAATAACGGCATATGGTTAGAACAAGGTCCAACCGATAAGTTACCTGATGTTACCAATGGAGGAGAAAAGAATGATAACCTTACTGGTGTCGGTGGGTTAAGATTAGTTCACAGACAGATTGAATCTAAAAAAGGTATCGAGGCTAAATTCGATATTAAATTTATTGATATGACTCCAGATAATTATTCCGGAGCTCCTGCAGTATATGAGAATACAGTTTTATCTAACAGTAAGTTGTTGGAGCCAGGTGCTAGTCCATTTTTAGACTATTTAGAAATACAAGATTTTATCAACGGTGATACCGAAGTTTCAGGAACATAATGGCAACAACATTCGATTATAGTAAAATACCAGTTAACTCCGGATTACCAAGAGATGTAAACGTTCCGTCAACAATCATCAATAGTGATTTGTTATCAGTGACTTCTTTGGCTTCGGATTGCTTTATTAAACAAAAATTCAGTAGAAAATTACAAGCCTATATGATTGGTTATGTGAATTCTATATATTCAGACTACTCGGTATACAAATAATGAGCGACGAAATTCAACTAGCAGAATCCCCAGAATCCCTGACCCCACAGGAGTATTTTCAAGGCCGTAGACAGACCGACCAGGAGTTATATAATCAGTGGAAGGCAACGGGTAGTAAAAAGCATCTAGGGGCTCTGGTGGAGCATTTAGGTGGCTTAATTTTTTCCGAAGTAAGACGAGCTTCAGGTAGTTTACCTACTTCAGCACTAACTTCCGAGGCTCGTAAATGGGCTATCAAAGGTATTCAGACGTATGATCCCTCTAAGGGAACAGCGTTGTCTACTCATGTTGTTAACTATCTGCCTAAAACTCGCCGTATGAACTATAAGTTTCAAAACTTAGTTCGTTTACCAGAGAACTTACAGTTACGTTTTCATGACTATAACATGGCATTAACTATGCTAACCGAAGAACTAAATCGTGAACCAACTGACGAAGAACTGGCCCATAAGTTAGGGTGGAGTAAGCCTCAAACTGTAAAGTTTAAAAATAGTCTATACGCTGACTTGATCGAATCTAGTTCAGCTAAAGCTTCAGAGTATACTCACTTTAACGAAAACGCTTTGTTAATGGAACATCTAATGACTCAACTGGACCCACAAGAAAAGTTTATCTTGGAAAACTCCAAAGTTATTAGTTCTACGGATTTGGCTAAAAAACTCAATGTTAATTTAAACCGTCTTAACTACCTTAAAGCCAAATTGGCTGAAAAGATCAAGGATATTAAACAAGATTCAGGAATGTACTAATGGCATTAGATCCAGGCTCAGCAGTAGGTCAAGCAGAAACAGCTAATGATACTTTGGCTGGCTTCTTCTCAGATTTAAACAAATTTGTCAGAGATTTGACAGGGGCAACTTTACCTCCTGAATTTAGTGATCTAGTTGATTCATTAGATTATTCAGAATTACTTCGTATGACTACTAGTAGAGTATCTGATGCCGCTTCGTTTGAAAATGGTGCTGCAATTGAGAATGTACACCTTATGGTGGCTATAGTTCGTGAGTACAATCTTCGTTCTAAAAGTAAACTAGATTATTATAATGATGCTCAAAGTGATTATTTGAGTGAGAGCACTTATTACTCCGCTGCTAAAGTATTTTGGGTTAATATGATTAGTGGTTTATATGATTCAGGAAAAACAATATGAGCAGTACTTTTAATTATCGCTTAGGCACCCCTACTAACTTACCGACTGACGGCACCTATGATCTTTTATTGATTAATTTTCCGGATAGTTATCCTGAAGGTAAGATTCAATTTGATCTGGCAGAAACTCCCCGTAAAATTACAGGTATTCAAAAAGTTGCACAAACTTTTATGAAAGTGTTATTTACTTCCGCTGGTAGTAATGTGTTGTATCCAAATCAAGGAACTAATTTTCAAGCTTTAACTATCAATGCTAATATTAGTACTAGTGATTCTGTGTTTGTGACGGAACTATCTGATCAAATTAAAGAAGCTGAATCCCAAACTAAGGCTATTTTAAATAGTGGCAGCCAAGATCTTGCCGGACAATTACAAGAAATAAGTATACTAGGATTGGATACTTCAACAGAAGCTGCTATTATATACCTAAAATTAGTCACTAAAGCTGGAGCGAAAGCTCAAGTAGCAGTGCCATTTCCAATGTTGGATTTGGTATTAAGTGAAGATAAAACGATTTCCTAAACTTAAATTTTCTTCAGCAGTTATTATTTTTAAAAATATACCTGTTGTATAGTTTTTTTATTAGCCCATGAAGGAGTTCGTTGTTTAATAATACTTCTTCTCAGCCTTGCCCCTTTAGCGTCTCTTTGTTTGTATTTTTCAACCTATAAATTTCTATATTTCTTTTTCTTTTCGAGAATAGAAATATGATTATTTTTATAGTATGTATAATCTTTAATTTATCCCCATGATTTCTTGAGTATTCTTCAAATCGTATACAAGCACATTTTATACATCCCCCGTTAGAAACTAATCTTTCCGAAATATGTCCATGTTTGCATGGTTGATTTGTAAAATAACGCTTTAAATTTTTACGTTAGCATCTTTTCTAGTAATAATATCCATGGACTAATTTTACCATAAAGTGTTAAACTACTAGTACAAAATTCACCTTAACCAAATATGAGCGATCTATATAGCGTAATCCCCGGTCTACAACCAACTTCTCAAGAACTGTTAGAAGCTGAACTTCTGTGTAAGCAGATACTAGAAGCTCAATATCCAACTCTAGATTTACGTGAAGGTACTGGACTAAGAGATTTAGTACTTCGTCCATCAGCACTACTAATGGCCCTGGTAAAGAAAGGCTCTGACTACTTATTTACTCAGAACAGTTTAGCCGGAGTCACTGATGCTACTCCTACAGACCTGGTTGACAGTATTCTCAGTAATTGGTTTTTGACTCGTAACATAGGAACTAAGAGTGTTATTAGCACTCGTTTATTTTTTGCTCGTAGAAAGAACATCTCTATAAGCACAGATATATTCTTCTCTACTGATAATGTATCTAAGTTCATTCCAAGTGTAGCTGCTAGCTATTCTGGTGATTCTATGGTTTTTGATTCGTATTCAAATGAATACTACATTGACGTAGATATGACTGCAGAAAAAGAAGGTTCTACTTACAACATCGGTTCTGGATCTTTGCTGTATTTCTCTAACTTCGATCCTTATTTTTTACGTGGTGAAATTAATTTTCTTAAATCTGAGTCTATTAACTCAGAAAGTAACACTCAATTTATTCAACGTGCTCAATCAGCTATTTCAACTAGAAATTTAATTAACGTTCCTTCTATTGATTCTAATCTTCGTGCTGCTTTTAATTATATCTCCCGTTTAACCACAGTTGGTATGGGAGATCCTGAAATGGTTCGTGATCAGCTTAAAGCAGTATTTGAAGATGAAGCTCCTCGTTTCTTAACTAGCCTTACTAGTTCAGGAACTACAGCAACTGCTACTTTGGCTGGGCATGGCTATAATAATGGACAATTAGTTAATATAGCTGGAGCAACTCCTTCAGGGTATAATGGACAATATGCAGTAACAGTTTTATCTGTATCAACTTTTACTTATACTCTATCTGGGACATTAGGTGCTGTCACTGGTACCCCTAATGTTGCCGCAGTAAATAACCCTATCCTTCTTCATAATGGAGGAATGGTTGATGTGTATTGTTCAGATAAGTTAGCAACTGCTATTGTTCAAGTGACTCTGGATTCTTTAGGGCGTGCTAGTTTAACTGGTCCTATTTACGATTTTTCTCGTAGTTCAATTACTGGAGGTATTTCTGCGGATACTGTCCCATTGAATGATATCTCTGTCGTTACAGCAATTAACATTTCCAGCACAACAGCTACTGCTACTACTTCTGCTCCACATTCGTTTATTCTTGGTGATACTGTCACAGTTTCTGGTGCAACACAATTACGTACTGTTTCAGCTATTAGTTGTTCTGGTACAACTGTGACTGTGACTGTGACCGGCCATCAGTATGTTACAGGTAACACTGTTGTAATTTCTGGAGTAACACCAACCACTTATAATGGTTCGTACACTTTAACTTATGTGGATGCTAATACATTTACATATCAAGTTCCTGTGACTATTGGAAGTAGTGGTTCGGGCACAATGAAAGCTCAAGTCGATTTAGTAAACGGAGTTAATATTGTTACCGGTGTATCGACCTCTACATTTTCGTACACAATACCTCAAGTATCTACTTTTCCAGTAAGTGGGACTATGAGTGCCGTGTCTCCGGTAAACTATATCTCTTACACATCTAACACACAAAGTAAAACTCTAACCAGTATTACTTCTACTGGTACTGTCGCAACAGTGACACTGCCTAAGCATGGATACACTATAGGAAGATATATAACTATTTCTAACTCAACCCCAACTGGGTATAATGGTAGTTGGATAGTTAAATCCATCATTAATCAAGATCAATTCACATTCTATCTTACAGCTCCGGTTGGTGGAACTAGTACTACAGGAAATATTGTTAATGTTATTCCTTGGAAAGACTACGGATTTAGTCAAAACCAGGAAATCATTGTGGATATGGGAGCGGCTAGAGCTAATCTAACAGCAAGCTTTAATATAAGCTACTTTCAAAATTTAGACTCTATTCAAACATATCTGAATTCACCAGCTAACAGAGTTCTTTGTGGTGACTATTTGGCTCGTGGATTTAATTTTTATCTTCTTCACGTGGAGGTGACCTCGTATAATGATAACGTTCCTAACTCTACTTTAGTTACTACGGTTATCAATAGTTACTTAGGTACGTTAACTGCTGGTGATATGTTTGTTATGTCCGATATGATGGCAAAGCTTAGAGTTAATGGTATAATTAATATTCAAAATCCCCCATTGGTTACTTTTAAAAAGTACAATAGGGATTTAACTCCAGTGGAGACTGGAACAATTACTGACATTTTAGATCCTAATGATAGAACTAATGTGTTCTTGTTAGATTCAGTAGTTACTAAAGCTCAAAACATAAATCCTAATACTTTAGTGATTTCTTAAAAAGATAAATAATGGCACGTTCCACGTTCTCACAATTAGGTTTACCTCTAGGGGAAAACAAAATAAATATGACTTACCTATATGGGTTGTCAGATTTCTTTTCTGTCATGTTCGAAAATCCAGACAAAGTAAACCTATTGCTTGAAACACAATCAGAGGTAGCATCAGAAACATATAGTCGTTTTTTACAAATGGCCTCTACTGTTTCGCTTGAAGATATTCAAAAAACTTCAGGGCAAACTTTAAAACTGGTAACTATTAAAACTACGGACGCCGTATTTGGTGAAGTAAATACGTATACTTTACCAGTCAACATGGTCTCATCTCGTTACATTGCTAATCGTCCATTATTACCTAGTGCTTTGATGGAAGAAAATGTCGATTACCGAGTAGAAGTAAATGCTGATGGAAGTTCTAGAATTCGTTTCTCCACAGATATCTCTACTGCAGGGTTTTCAACTCGTTTGTTACCTGATGAAGTTACTAAAGAATACGCTCTATGGTTTGTTGATTCAGAAATTGATGAAGAATGGATTGCCACTTATTTCGGGGATCTAATAGGATTGACTCCAGAAGCATCTAGTGATACGTTCCGTAATTTCGTTTATGGCCTGTATTATGTATACGCTAATGGTCCTGCTTTAGATTTGATCCGTAAAGGTTTAAACCTAGCTTTAGGTATTCCTTTAGCTCGTGGCACGGAAACCGTATTAGAAATTCGTAAATACCTTGGAACTGATCAGTACGTTGTAGTAACTGATTTGAACCAATACTTCATTCCTTATGGTTTACCTCCAGTGGTAGCTGAGGGTGACGTTTTACAAGTATCTGACGAGATTGCTCGTTGGGTAGAAGTTAAAGATTATGTAAACGATGGAGATTGGTGGATCAATTTACAGATTCCCGCCTCTATAATTCCATCTGTACCACCTGGCCAAAAAGATAGATACGCAACTACTGGTAGTCATTTCGATTATCTAATGCGTAACTACTTAAAAAAACACACCTTCCTTGTTAATGTTAAAGTTACTTCTTTCAAAGAGACTCAGCTGTTCGAACAGCTCTCTCAAATTATTAAAACCGCTAAGCCTGCTTATACTGATCCTATTTATATTTGGACTGTATCCCAAGAAGAAGTACTAACTTTTAACGATGATCAATTAGCTCTAAGATGGGATCAATTCCGTTGTGAGAATCTTAATTCTCCTATAGATAAATTCTATCGTGCCAATTATGTGACTCCTTTAAAACGAGGATGTCCTACTTTTACTCGTTTCACTGCTCCTAACTCAGTTTCTAAACTCTGCGGAACAGATCCATATACTAATGGTACACCTGATACTTTCTTAGGAGGAGCAGTAACTGGATACGTAAATACTCCTATACAAATTCGTAAAAATACTGGACTTGAAAGTGCGTGGTTAAAAACTATAAATAGCAGAGCTACTGAAACTGTCAATGGTAAACGTTCACGAGTTGGATTTTATAGAAATGCTGTGTCCCTTAACCAAACAACTAATTTAGTAAAATATTCACAAGATTTCAGCAACGCAGCCTGGACTCTTAATAACACGACTTTAACACCTAACAGTGTTATAACTCCTGATGGAACTATGACTGGCTCTACTTTAGCTAAAACAACCACTGGTAATGCGTATATTTCACAGGTTATAACTAACTCTAACTACTCAGGTAAAACAATTATTCTATCAGTGTACTTAAAAGCTGGGACAAACACAGTTGGTACTTATATCAGAATCAAATCAAATACTGGCGTAGAATTTGCTTCCCAATTTGTAACTCCAACCAGTGAATTCAAACGTTATATTTTACCTATCACAGTACCTACTGGCGCATCCGATGGTGTTACAATTTACATCGATCCTAACGAAAATTTAGGAACCACAACGGATAATATTTATGCTTATGGAGTTCAACTCGAAGAAAACTTTGAGGTTACAGAATACGTAAAAACTTTAGGAGTTATAGGGCCAATTTACCAAAGTTTTAATTCTGGTATACCAGTACAGACTACAGCTAACTTAGCTAAAGTTACTTCCAATATGAGAATTGTTCCTCTATATGTAACCACACAGACTGATCTTAGAAGTAAGTGTAATACTCTAGGAATAAGAACCCCAGATTTAGTAGAATGGACATTTAACTTTTTGAATACTATTAGTATTTCAGAAGAAATTGATGCATTAGCAATTAATGAAGGTGTTATAGATACCAACACTTTACAACTTGCAAATAATTTTAATATCGCATTTTTTAGAGGAACTAATGTTAATTACCTAAGTAATATTATGCCTTTAGATTCGTTCAATAGCTGGGCTCCTCCAGATGCAAGTGCTGTTAGAACCGGTGATTATTTAATAGGTATTCGTATTCAAGGTGAAGTATTGGGGATGTATTGGGTGACCAGTAATTTTGATATTCAAACCCCATACTTTAATATTGTTAAAGAAACTGATAGTCTATTGATGACTACATATAACAGACCATTACGAGGATTCGCTACTATGGGTGCTCCATACTATAATCTCAGAGGTAGAGGCGCTTTAAGCTATAATACTACAGGGCTTGACATCAATGCTATTGCTATTAATGAAGGTGGGGTTGATGCAACAATCACTATTGTGAATACATATTCGGATACTATTAACGTTTCCCCTATCACTTTTACTAGAGACGGGACTCAAGCTATGAATCACCAAATGGAACTAAATTAAACATGAAACTCACAGAAGAATTATCATTAGTAGGAACCTTGTCGGTTTCAAAAGTATTTAATAACGGTGTTAAGGAAACAGTTTTCACTGAAGAAAACTTGATCACTCTTATTGCAAAACAAAAAGTTCTTAATAGTATCTATGCTACAAGTTTAGTAGCTGATCCAATTAACGTTTTAAAAGTGGGTACAGGGGGAACTGTAGACCCAGGTGGATTGTACCCTAAAACAGTATTACCATCTGTTACTGATCTATACACAGCTTTAATAAGTGTTGCTACTTCTTATGTAGAAAACCTTACTGTTCCATCAGTAACTTTTATAGCTGATCTTGATCAAGGTTCAGGTAATGGATCATTGATCACAGAAGCTGGTCTATTTAAAACTTCAGGATCAATTTTTAATATTAAAACTTTCCCAGGAATACCTAAGACTTCAGAGTTTTCACTCCATTTTGAGTGGACTATTAAGATTGCTTAAATATGAGTTCTTCATTACAAATAACCGTTCAATTGGCCTCTGATAACACTTGGGAAATCCTTGCCGTGGTAGTACCGGGAGGGAGTTTACCCGTTGATATTTTTGTATACGAAAATACTGGAAATACAACTTTAGGAGATTACCAAGGAGTTTGTACATTGAGTGATTACCAACGTATGCAAACGTTCACAGGTTCTTCAATTACTAAATTCGGCAATAAGTTCGTAAAATATGGTCAAGCTAAAATAAAAATAGACTTTGATAGTAATCCAGATGACGTAAGTGCAGCTATTATTCAATCAGTAAAAGCTCTAAGTTTAGCATTTCAAAATGCTCCGTCTACAACAACATTAATTAGTATCCCTTAAACAATATGACCATCTCAAAACAATTATACGCTGATAACGCTAAGACCACTTTGGCTTCTATCGTAAGTAGTACAGACACAACTATATCAGTGGTTGATGGGAGTAAGTTTCCTTCTCCTGGTGCTGGAGAATACTTTCTAGTTACCATTGAATATGGTGGAGTACTAGAAATTATTAAAGTACAGGGTAAAAGTGGTAATACCTTTACTAGCTGCATACGTGGATTTCAAACATATACTGCTGCCGGTTTTCCTGCCGGCGCTCGTATTGAGTCACGTACTACAGGTGGTACCCTACAGGCATTTGCGAGATTAATAGATAGAGTTGATTCCATTCCTAGCGTTGATCTACTTAACTCACCTAATACAAGTAATAGTAATAGTTATCTTTGCCACTCAAATGATGATTCTGGTAATCCAGTTTTTGCATTGTTAAATCAAAATAATACTTGGAGATTCACAACTCACTCAAACGTGTTAGTTTCAGGAGCCATCGCTACTGTTAACAGTACAGGGTTGACTTCTACTGCTATTGCTAATAATTTACCTACTGTTATCACTGGTAAGTATATCATTCAATTTGTTTCAGGGGTAAATACCGGTTTTGTTCGTACTATCACTGCCTCTAGCACAAATAGTATTTCTTGGGCTACTCCACTAGACGTTATTCCTAGTGCAGGGGATCAGTTTGAAATTTACAAAAGTGATACATCAACGTTAAAAGAGTTGATTGCGGCATCAGGCGTTGCTCCAAGTGATCCACTAAAAGCTAACTTAGCTGGTCCAACTACATTTACCGGACTAACAACTATTACCCTGTTAAAAATTATTAACACTGTTGATACTAAAGTTTCTGTTAATGGTAATACCACAACTACGACTTTGGATCTCTCGACAGGAAGTGCATTTAAGGTTACAATAGCAGCTAACACAGCTTTTGTATTTATAAATGCTCCCACAGGTACTGATGTATTTTCATTTACTCTTATAACTGTTAATGATGCTACTGCTGGTAGGGCTATGAGTTTTCCTGGTACTTCTAAATACGCTGGAGGATTAGTTCCTCCTCGCACTACCGCAGCTAATGCAGTAGACGTATGGAGTATTTATACAGATGATGCTGGAGCAAGTTGGAATATATCGTTATCTATTAATGATCTGAAATAACAAGGAATATAATGGCATTAGCTAAAATTTTACGTAGAGAGAAAACTAATCCTAAGACTAGAGGGACAACTACGTTCTATGCAACTACTGTGTATGTTCCAGTTTATGGTAAAACAAGTTTCAAAATAGGTGGAAGAGGAGCTCCAGGTAATCCTTCCACTGGTGGTAACTATGTAAGTACTAATCCTCCTAGCGGAGGTAATACCTCGTATAATCCTCCTAGTGGAGGGGACTACGCCGGTACAAATCCACCTAGCTACGGTAATTATGCAGGTACTAATCCACCTAGCTACGGTAACTATGCAGGTACTAATCCTTCAATTCCAGGAAATTCTAGTGGTAGTAATCCAGGTACTGCTTATTGGTTTGGACCAACTAATGCTTCGTATAGTACTTTCAATAGCCCACTTTCTCCAGTACCAGGCCCCTATAGTTATGGTAATTACACTACTAATTTTTCTAGTAATAGCGAATACCAATACGATAGCGGTGGTAATGGTTTAAGTAGCGGACCTAATGTACCTAGCCCTTCTAGTAGTTATAGTTCAGATCCTACCGGGTCTTTCTACTTTACTAGTAGTTATGCATTGGCGTATTTTGTTCCTGGTAATCCCACCTACAATCCATCAACTCCTGGGAATGCTTATTACAATCCTCCAAGCTCTGGATTCGATTACTATAATCCTGGTGACCCTGGTAATGCTTACTACAATCCAACTAGTCCAGGAAATAGTTATACTAATCCAACCATTCCAGGTAATGCTAATTACAATCCTACTACTCCAGGTAATCCAGGATCTAATTATTCTTTACTGGGAGTTACTTTCCCTGGTGGAGGATCAGATTCTCCTGGAACTTTAGTTAGCCCAATTCCAGTTACTCTTTCGTATACTCCTGGTGGGACAACTATTACAGTTTTAGCTGGGGGATATATAGACATTACTAATACGTAGTAGTATAATTGAGGTATGAACTTTCCTATACCTCAATTTACCCCTCAAGTAGAACCCTACTGTGTTTGGGGGAAAGCATTTACTCCTGAAGAATGTGATTCCATTATCGAAATTTGTGAAACTTTAGAGTTTCAAAAAGGACGTGTAGGGGGAGATCCCAATGGCGGAGTTATTGATGATGTTAGAAACTCTGATATCACATGGCTTCATCCCACTCATGATAACGATTGGATTCATAAACGATTGAGTTCTCTTATGTCTCGTATAAACTATGATAAATTTCAAGTAGACCTTGATTGCTTCGATGGTTTTCAATACTCTAAATACGGTCCTGATCAACATTATGGGTGGCATACGGATACCATCATAGCTCCCCCTAATGCCGAGCAACACAGAAAACTTTCGATGTCTTTAATGCTTACCGATCCAGCTGATTACGAAGGTGGTGAATTACTATTAGCGCCGAATGGTGACAATCAAAAAGCCACTTCTATTAAACGTGATAAAGGGGATTTAGTAGTATTCTATTCGCATACTCCACACAAAGTAGTCCCAGTGACTAAAGGTGAACGAGTAACTTTAGTAAGCTGGGCATTAGGACCAAAACTTCGATGAATCTTATTTCTATTTTTAAAACGCCTATAATTGAGTTCCTTTGCCGTGAAGAAGACTATGGTATTATTGCTATGCCTTACCCTGCTGGTGGTAAGTCTATACCTCAATGGTACAAAAATATACCAACCAATACTACTTCAAAAAATAGGGATCAATTTGGTAACGTGGCAATGACAGCTAAGAAATGCATGCCTATGATTGACGCTATGAATTTAGGTTTTATTATGCCTCTATATGGGGATACTAATATTCGTGTTGATAAAACTGGTAAACTTATCGAAACCAATAAACACCCACAAGGTGGAATCATTGAGAAACATGGACTGGAACAACTAGGTGGAGAAACTAGTCCGACATTCCCAGGGCCAGCTATTAAATTTATTAATCGTTGGATTATTAAAACTGCTCCAGGATACTCAACTCTGTTTACTCCTCCAATGAATGTGATGGATCCTAGATTTACTTGTTTAAGTGCGTTGGTTGATACAGATACTTACCAGAAGGAAGTTAATTTTCCGGCAGTTTGGCACATGAAAGATTGTGATGAAACGCTATTAGCAGGAACTCCTTTGGTTGTAGCTATCCCTATTAAACGTTCAACTGTTCCTAAGACTGCACCTGTAAGAGTGTGGACCACTAAGGAAATGGCATACGCTGACAAAATTCATCGTAGCCAACAAAATCGTAATCATGTTTATACTAACGAACTAAGAGACAAACGTAAATGATACAATTCTTTAAGAATTTATTTACCTCAAAACCTACAGTAGAATTTAAATGTATAGAGGGAGCTTTTAATATTGGCTCTCCTATTCGGGAAGCTCGTAAAGTTATTCCTTATTGGATGAAACCTCAGATAGTTAAAAAAGATGTTAAGTTTGCCAAATGCCCAGGTATGTTTGACCAAGCCCAAGCTGGGTATATTATAAGTGCTCACGTCGATATTCATATCAAAGCTAATAGGCAAGCAGTTCTAGTGATGGTAGACAATATACCACCTGGATTTGAATCTTCTAAAATGGACTACGATTTAGTAGCAGGTATGGCTCCGATAAAAGATAACGTTCAGAAAAATGTACGTAAGGTACCTTTGCCTTGGGCTATTTTTTGTAAGCCCGGTTACTCTACTACGGTTATGGCCGCTACTATGCATTCTCCTTTTTTAGATAAACTATATATCTACCCTGGAATCGTAGATCATGATTCGTTTCATACTATTAATTTGATTTTTTCCGTAACTGAAGAATGTGAATTTACTATATATGCTGGTACTCCCTTGCTACAAGTTATCCCTTTTAAAAGAGAAACCATCACGGCGGAATACGGAAAAGGCTCCGTTGAAGATAAAGACAAACACCGTTTTACCTTTATCTCCAGAATGCCCGGCCTGTATCGTAAAATTTTCCAACATCGTAAACACTATAAACTAAAGAGCGTATGAACTATTATCTATTCGATTCAAAAAATAGGTCTTTCACATTTCATGAATACTTACCAGATACTTTTGGCAATATAACGGGATTCGCTGATTGTAATTATGAAACAGTAAAAGATCTAACTTGGGCAGGTTATCCACATTTAGGATTTCTTAGTGAAGAAGACTCTATGAAAGAAGGTATTCCCCTAATTCTCATAGAAGCTAATAGACTAAAAACCATAGACGGACAATGGGCCAAAATTAGAGGTATAAGAGACGCTTATATTCAAGATGTTCGTTGGAGAATTGAAAGGTATGATGATGAAAGAAAACTTGGTCTTCACACAACCGAGGATGTAACTCCATTACTACAATATATACAAGAACTACGAAATATTACAACACAATCAGATCCTTTCAAAATTGTTTGGCCGCACCAAAAATGAGAATTTTTGAGTTAACATAAACCTATAAATGAAAGACATAGGTAATGGCCGAACCAACAACTGCTTCTATAGCAACTTATTTCTCTATCACCAAACTTTGGAGTATCACCTCCGGAGTTTGTGGCTCAATCATACCGATTCTAGCCTTAGCAGATAGATCGAAAATAACCCTAACCACAGGGTTCTTCATGGCATTAACCGGCTCAAGCTTTTCTATTTTCGTAGGACCTTACTTAGCACAACGTTTAGACATAACTTCAATCGAGGGTATAGTTGCACTCTCTTGGGCTATGGGAGCAACCGGTGTGTACATTATAAGAGCTATATTTAAATGGTTAGACAAACGAGCTCTTAATGCCATCGATCTCGCAGTTAGCAAAGCCTTAGGTGTTTATAACCCTCCTTCACAGGATGATACTCCACCAGAGACTAAAGATGGAACAAATAACTAATTTATTTAATCAACTATATGACTTGGATTTACTGTGGACTTTAGGATTTTATATATTAATAAGTTCACTTACTTTCTCCAGCTCGTTAAAATTATGTGGAATTAAAAACATATTTGCCATTGTTACTAAGTACGCACTAGCATTAGTCACGGTAAATATAGTTACCAAAATTTTTATAATTCTTTTGTACCCTAACTTCATGCTAGGACCTATTTCCTTAGAAGTTATTATGTATGTGACCATATTTCTATTAGGTGTAAGCATTATAGTCAGACATTGTTCAACTCACATTACGACTCGCATAACTAAAAAAATAGAAACTCTAACTAGAAGTTTTTGAAATAAACCGAATTAGTTTAAAATCCTAGTATAACTACTTATTAGGATTTTTTTATGTCTATCTCAACTCTGCAATTATCAAAGATTGCTCCAAATCTCAAAGAACCAAAACTAACGTTATTTTGTAACGCTCTGAACGCTGCTATGGATTCCTATTCCATTAGCACAGATATCGAACAAGCTGGATTTATTGCTCAGGTTATGCATGAAAGCGGAGAATGCCGTTATGTCAAAGAATTAGCATCTGGCTCAGCTTACGAAGGACGTAAAGACCTTGGGAATACTCAAGTTGGTGATGGCGTTAAATTTAAAGGCCGTGGACTTATTCAAATCACAGGCCGTAATAATTACAAATCGTTAAGCGATGCCTTTGGGGTGGATTTTATTGCTCATCCAGAGAAATTAGAAGAACCTGATTACGCTGCTAAAAGTGCAGCCTGGTTCTGGTCAACTCATAAATTGTCAGCTATTATGGATGCTAATACTGAAGATGCTTTTAAGATTGTTACACATCGCATTAATGGAGGATACAACGGATTAGATGATCGTTTGAAATATTGGGCTAGAGCCAAAGAACAGTTAGGTGTCTAATGAATCCTATATTGTTAGCTTTTTGGAATGCCGAAAAGTTACCGATCATACTAGTATTCACAATATTTGTTCTGACAGTATTACTTTATCGTGCTCAAAAGAAAAGTGAAATCTTTGATATTAAAGATTTAGTAACAGAAAAATCAGGGAAAATTTCTCTGAGTAAATTTGGTCAGTTAGTATCTTTAATTATTAGTTCTTGGGGCTTTTTATATTTAACTTTAAACAATCATTTAACAGAAATGTATTTCACTGTGTACATGACTTGTTGGGCAGGATTTACTGCAGTTAATAAAGCTTTAGATAATTATCAAAGGACACCAGTTGACAATGATACTCCTCCAGAGGATAATGTACCAGATGATCCACCTACAACAGATACAGATGATACACCGGATGTTTCGGTAAAAAAAGGAAAGAAATAATGTTTGGTTTAAATCCATTATCCGCAATTCAAGGATATATATACTTAGCTGTGGCATTAGCTTTTGCTGCGCTATTAGTGTATTGCAAAGTACTACATCGTGAAAATGTTACCCTCATTTCTGACAAAGCTAAATTAGAACAGTCAGTTACTGGGTTTATAAAAACGGTTGAACGATATGATGCTGCTACTAAAGAACTAAAAGCTAAAGAAGATGAAAGAACCGAAGCTGCTAAGGCAGCAGTTGAGGAAGCTAAAAAAAGCTCCCATATAGATTATGTTGCTAGTCAAACTTTGCTGTCAAGAAAACCTAAACCTCCTATCGTTACTCCTGGTAATGCTAATCAGTATGGCGGTTTAACTACAGAGTTGAAGATGAGCGATTATCTAGCAGCACAAGACTTGGCTAACGAAGAAATTGATAGACGTCAAGCAGAATTGGCTAAAAAATGAAAACAACATTCTTATTATTAATAGTAGTTTTATTCCTTACTGGTTGTCCTGCAACTATACCAACAGCTCCTGATGTAGTGGAGGTGCCTGTGGCAGTTAGGTGCAAGCCAACTGTGCAAATCACTAAAATTCAAGATTATGCTTACGATAGGGCCGTAAAAGAAATGAGCCTATATGAGAAATTTCAATTGGCAATGTCTGAACTTAGTACTGTACGTGGTCAAAACAAAGAACTAGATGCTGCTCTGAAAGAATGCACTAAATGAAATCCTTAAATGTTATTCATATTGAAGTTGATCAGGAAGCTGATGAATCCATTCGTTTTCACTACACCAATACTAGTACTGGACTACCTGTTGATTTAACTGGTTTTAGAGCAGAGTTACAAGTACGTTGTGGATACGAAGGTAACACTCAAGGAACCATTCCTGTTCTGATTTACACAAGTGAAACAAATGGGGGAATTGTATTAGGTGGAGTGTACGGAACTATCGATTTATATATTTCGTATGAAGACACTAAAGATATAGTTTGGAATACTGGTAAATACACTTTGTATTTAATTACTCCTGCATCTGCTCGCATTCCATTTGCTAAAGGATTTTTCACTGTTAACCCTTCTAGCCTAATGTTGCTTGACACTGGTTTACCTAATATAGTAACAGGAACTCCTGCTCATCCTAATAATGAAGGTAAAGGCGGATTGGATTCAAGTAATGGCTAAAGTTGTAACCACTAATATACACGTGAATGGAACTTGTACTGCCCATGCTAATCCTACGGCTTTTACTGGAACGTTTACAGTAGGATCTCCAACAGTAACTTCAAGTGGATATCCGGTGGTTAGAATTAATGATACTGGAACTACTAGTTGCGGTCATCATATCAAAGCAACGACTGGTAGCACGATAGTCAAAGCTGATGGCATTGGTGTTCATAGAGTAGGGGATACTGGCATTGTAATTGAGGGTGGAACCTACACAGTTACTACCGGAGATCCAGTCACTGATGCTCTTTAAGCTAAAAAAGACGGCCTAGACCGTCTTTCTTTTATTTACGCTTTATAGATTCTCTAACATCTTTAATACCTTCAGCCAGTTTATTAGCAGAGGTAATCAAAGCATTAATAGGGTCTCCATTTTCTTTACTGGTATTGAGATGATTCAACTGTAGCTCTGCCATAGCTTTAGATGAGGCTTTGAACATTAAAATACCTTGTAAATCATCATGTCTAAACTCAACTATGGTAAGTTTATCTCCCACCTCTTGTTGAGTTATACACGCAGTTAATTCCAATGTTACTTTTTTTGTTATTAGTGTCATTCAATCTTTCCCATCAGGGTCTAGCCCTGGTTCTTCTGTTATTTCAGTCATAGACTCATACCATCTACTTAATGGTCTGCACCAAAGTATATAGTTAGTAGTCTTCTATTCTTATGCTCCCAATGAGTTCCTGGTTTAGGAATATTAGACTGGTCGCTCACGCCCATACTCCGTTAATAACTCTTGATATTTTGTGTCCAAAGCAGAGTATAAATCTTCTTTAAACGAAGCTGAAGTAACATCTAAAGTAGTTAACAAATCTGTCAAATACTCATTATCTTCCTTGCCTTCTGTAAAGCGCCAGATATCTTTATAACGATCAGTGTCAGCTTTGTAGTTATGATTTTGACGGAAATGATTAAGCGTATTTTTACCAACATACAGCTTAAACACTTCATCCCAGCCCATACCAATAATTTCTACTGCCATCGCAAAAGCACCAACTAAGGCCAGAATACGATCTTCATTCCATTCACCAAGTGCTGATGCTGCTATACAACGTAAAGAAGTTTTGATAGCTTCAGGATTTTCTGTGAAATCTATACCTGGAGGTTTAGCTTCTTTAACTGCTGTTATCGTCTCAGAAACTAATTGATAATAAGTCATTTCTGTTTCTTCATGCGTTATTAACTCACTTAGTAAGAAATGCCATATGTCGATAAGTTCTAATTTAATCTGAGGGATATCTACTGGCTTACCTTCGTTCTTCCACCATTCCCAGTTTGTATGATTAAATGCTTCAGCAGCTTCGGTAAAAATTGCATCAGTCCATTGACGTTTTTCTTTTCGCCACTCTTTCGTAACACGACTATTCATTGCTTCTTGCAATTCAATCATCGTTTTGAGTTGTTCTTCTGTAATATTAGCCATTTATGCCTTTGGTTTTTCTTCTTTTAAAATCTTCATTGTTGTTTTAAGATCTAGGATAATAGCTCCTAGTTTACTAAGAGCGTATCCTTGTTTTTTATTTACAGCATCGAACTGTAACAATTCAGCATAACTTTTCTCAGCGTCCACAACCATACACGCTAATTTCCATTCGATGATATCGTGAATAGTCTCAGGAGTAGGCTTAGCCAGAGTAGCGTTGCCTAGGCCATGATCAGCAAAAGGTGTGCTTGTATGGGTAATGATTGGCTTGGAAACGAACACAGTACCAGGGATATGATTAACAATATCCCCGATCGTTTTAGCTCCACCAAAAATTGGAGGTTGAGTTACTTTACCGTCAGCTCCAATACTCACACGACAAGGCGTAGACATAGCCTCAGTC